ATGTCGTACTCAGCGAGCTTCTTGGAAAGCGTCATCGAATCGATCAGACCAGTCATTGTCGCATCGACTCAGGCAGTTATCATCTCCGTAGATGGTGAGGGTGAATGGCACTTCGGGGCATATTTCACGAAGAGCGGATCGCATGATTAGAGAGTTAGCGAGACAGTTGATAGTGGTAGTGAGGGCGTTTCCAGAAGGATTGCCCCAGTCGAGATCGTATGTTATCGTCCCACACAGATGGCGTCTGTGCGTGATGACCGATCGCAGCTTGTTCATCCACAGTTCGTTCGTCATTGCTACTCCTCCGATCACGGTCAGTTCCTCTCGATACTTGGGGTACCGGCGGAACGTCCACTCAAACATGATGTCGAAGCACGCATTCAGGATGTTGGTAGGGATTCGTTTGTCAAACTTAGAGAAGTCTCCGTTGATCACGAGAGAATCTTCGAAGTCCACTGGGGACTTAAAGACTCGATCTGCGATCTTCGTCCACTCCTCCTCGTTGTATGGATTGACTCCGAAGGCGTATTCGCCTGCACGCATGAATGACTTCATCATGTTCGTCTGAAAGGGTCCGTAGAAGACCTTCAGCAAGATGTTGATAATGAAGTTACCCACGTTGAAGACTCTTGGCGCGTAGATCTTGTGAGACACACGCAACTCGTCCTTCAGAGTATCGACAAACAGGAACTTCTCATCGTTGGCGAGCATAAGGCATGTTCGTGCCAGTTCATCACTTCCGAGATCAGTCCAGGTTCTCTTTCCTCTAGCATCTGAGACAATGAAATCTCTCTTTCCAGGCTTGCCCGGAAGGGTCTTCTTGACGGCGTACGTGGTGTATGGCCATCCAGGAGACGTATCGAGATCCACTGCTTCGAGCGGGAGGCCACTTCGGGTGACTCCATGCAGAACTTCGTCGATTGTGTAAGGTCGTCTATCCTCTCGGTTGAGAAGAGAGAAGGCCTCGACGTGTTCCCACACTTCGTCGACCAGTCCGTGGATCGGCATGTCGAGAGACGGCTTGAGGTTCTTCGTGACCATCTCTGCGAGTGGTGATGGGTGGTTGGCGGTAGGTCCCAGCTGGGCTGGTTCCTTGGTGGTCGGGAAAAGACCGTAGAAAGGGGTAGGCAGTAAGGCAGTCTTCGTCGACAATCGAACAGTGTTCTCAATTGGGATTGTGACGAAGTCGATGCCCGTCTTCTTGAAGTACTCCTCTCCTCGATCGATTCGTTCGGCGAGCATGTTCTCTGCGTAGAGTCTGGGCGTCCTCTTCACTCCTTCTTTCACGAGTTCTGAGAGAGTAGTGAGATTCTCATCCTTCATAGTCTCATGAATGGATGGAATTGGAATGAAGATGACACTCGTTGGCATGAGCTTGCGCGATGTGTTCAGGCTTGCGTTGATGATTCCGACGATTTTTACGTCGCCGTGTGCATCAGCCCAAACAACCGGCGAGCCACAGAGTCCAACAGCAGAGAATCCGTTGCAGCGGATGTTGAGGTCGGTGTAATGCAGTTCGTCGTCATCGTAGGCGATCACGTCATACTTGACTCCTTGCATCGGGTAGATGATGTTCATGGAGCCTGCAGACGTGTCCTCCTTCGAGATGGTGAAGAACGTTTGTCCGAGGGGCGAGATCTTGTCGAGCTCGTCCTGAGTGATGATCGTCTTCGTCAGATCGGCAGCCATAGGAAGGCGGGAGGCTGAAGGGCCAAGCTGTACGATTACGACATCGCTCTCTGGGCGGCGGAAGAAGTGAGCATCTGAGAGATCAGTTTCGAACGAGATGTTCTTGGTCGTGATTCTGACTCGAGGTCTCTCTTCTCCGAAGGCTCTGAAGAAGTGGTGGTTGGTGACGAGGTTGCGTCCACCGATGAACAGTCCACGCGTGAGGCGGCACATGTGGAAGTCTGATCGGCGAGAAAACATCTCGATAACACACACACTCCTCGAGAGTGACGTGAGGGGAAGGTGGATTGGTCCGAGCATTCTCAGGACTTCATCATGAGGTGGTAGAAGGTCCGGTGAGAGCGGTTTGAACTCGTCTTCCTTCGTCGGCGTTTCTCGAATGATCTGGTTGAGCGTCTCGAGAGGGAAGAAGAATCCTGAGTTGTGACTGTAGACTCTCCTGTTTCCTCTCAGCTGTTGATGACCATTTCGGCGCAATCGTGCAGACTGCTGCCTCATATGATCGTCGACGGCTCCTCCAGACGGATCGTGTTCGGCGTTGGG